ACTCTTGTTGAAACTGCTCAGGTGAGGTGTTTCTGATTGTGGCTTCTTTCCACTTCTCATCTCTACCAGGCACCTCTGACCAATGCACTTCAATAGGAACATAATCGTTTCTTTTATTTTCTGCATCTGTCCATAACTTATAAAACTGGTTCATACCATATGGTGTAGATACAATAATCATTTTTGTTTTTTGTCCTGATGATATCGTAGGATATACAGCACTAAAAAACATCTCAGCAATGTTAGCTGGTACGAAAGCAAACTCATCAAGGAAGATAATGTTGTAAGAACCACCTCGAATTGCACTTGAAGATGTAGCAGCTGCAACAATCATAGATTTATTTTCTAATTCAATATTACCTTTGTTCCAGTTGATGATACCTTGTTGCAACCATTTTGGTAAATTTTCATAAGCAAGTTGTAGTCTACCTAAGATATCTCTAGCAGTAGATGATTTGTTTGCTAAGATTGCGATATTAGAATTAGGATTAAAAAGAGCATAATGAAGCAGATACGAGATAGTAGTTGTAGATTTACCACTCTGTCTAGGTAGTTTACAAATTGTGAAACGATTGTCATGTATGGTCCTTACAATATGTTTTTGAAAGTCATACATTTTAAAAGGCACTAAGCCTTCATCAAGAGACACAATTCTAATATATTTGGTCATAAAGTAAATAGGGTCTTCAGCACACTTTTTATATTCTAAGATTTGTTCTTTAGTATATTCGTGTGTTGTATTGACCTTTTTTAAATTAGGATTACCTAAGTATGCGTCTTGATTACTCATTAATAATTACCGCCTCTATATGTGTGTAGCCTAATTCAATAGCTGCATGTACTCTTTGACTACCACGATAAACACTATATTCTTTTTCTTTATAAGGCATGCCTCCAGCTCCATATCTAGGCTCTGGAGATATATGGTGTTTTAAGATTTCTATAGGATTTATTAGTTCTTCACCATCTAATAATTCTTTTAGTGGTGACATTCTTTTGATAAACTGTAGATTTGCAATTTCTACAGGAAACTTACCTTCAATCTTTTGTTGTGCCTTCAATAGTTTCATTCTCAATCTTCTTTTCTTCTCTTGCTTCAGGTGTTTCTTTTCTGTTTAACATTTTTTGTAACTCAGCAGTAGAACCAACAAATAATGCATTTTGTATTTTTGTATCTGCCGTTTTTGGCAGTTCTTTTAAATCTTTTAGTTTCTTTTGTAAGTCTTGTAACTTATCTACAGTATTCGCAACTTGACCAATTAACTGTCCTGCAACTTCGTATGCTCTAGGGTGTTGGCCTTCTTTTGCAATATCTAATATGCCTTCGATTGCTTGATTACCCTTATCAATGAGATTATAATAGTTTTCACGGCTATTATTATAATCATTATCAATATCTGTTTTTGTTTCGTCAATTTTTCTAGGCACAGGTGCTGGTTGTTCAAAGTCTGAAATTTTTACTATTTCATTTTCGAAAGTTTTGTCTGTAGCTTTTTCTATACCTAAAATTTCATTTACACTATCTTCTAATTTACTCATCTGTATCACTCACTGGATTATATGATTTACTATCTGTGAAGTTTTGGAATGTGGTTGTAAATCCAAAATCATCATCTGCATCTGCGTTTGCCGGATTAGGCACAACAATAATTCTTTCTTCTCTACTTGCTTCGGGTAAATCTGTATGCAAATCTGCCTGTGTAGATTTAATAACTTTTTGATTACTCATAGGTCCATATAAGTAAGTTTTAGCAGTAAAGTTTAATGTATATATTACTGCTCTTCTTCTTTCAAAATTGCCTGTATAACTATCTTCGTATTGAACACCACCTAAAACAATTGGTACATCTCTTACTAAATTTAATTCTGGTATAACTCTAACTGTAACTGTATAATCAGGTTGAAAATAAGGTAATATTTGTTCAACAATTTGTAACCCGTTTTCAGCAGTCGCTGTAAAAATATTTAAAGTAAAGTCAACATTATATGGTACTGGCGAATAATTAAAATTCATAACTTTGCCAGCCTCTTCATTTGTTTTCACTCTCACAACTTTATTCATCTTGTTTAGTTTTCTACTAGGGTCAAAACTTAGACCTGACATTTCAAAACTCATACGAGGTAAAACAACTGCAAATTGTCTATCATCTAAATTTGATTGTTGGTCTAATCTAGCTAAAAACTTTTCTTTTGGTGCGTATGCCAAAGGCACTCTTAACCTTTTAGTAACAGCACCTGTGCTACTTGTATTTTGAATAAAAATGTTATTGAATATTTGACCAAAGCCAATTACAAGTTTTCTAACACCTTCGTTGTAAAAATGAGTACCAAACATTATTCGTCTACCTCACCAAATGGGTTTCTTTCTGTAAAGTCAAGTATATCATCACTAACGGATACTGTATCATAACCTGCTTCAGTATTTAAATCTAAGTTGTCTGCATAAGGTGACTGTGTTTGTATATTACTACCTGTTGAGCCACTAAATGTTTCTTGCATAATAAATGCTGGTTGACCTGTTGCATAAGACAAGTAATCTTCAAGTTGAATTGAACCTGCACCATCTAAAGCTTCTTGACCACTTTCAAGTGTAACTTTATGTTGTAGTAAGTCAAGAGTATATTCATCTTCGTGTTGGTCAATAATCTGTTGACCTGTATCAAGTTTCTCGGAAGAATATTCGTAACGAGTAACTTTGAGTTTGTAAACTGGTAAATTTCCTAATTGAAAAAATGGTTCTTGGTCTTCAACAAATAGTATTTCGAAAAAACTATTCATTAAGGGTACATATAAAACATCACCCTCATTTGGTCGACCAGCAGCGATTAAATTATTTTTATTAGCGACATGTTCTTCAAATCTTCTTTTAGAAACTATTAAAGTTGTATCATCTCTAATTTCTAATCCAAACTTGTTAATAATCTCTTGTTCGCCAGCAAAACCTTCATTACTTTCAAAGTACATTTCAATAGCATAACTATCATCAAATTTAGAAGTTGTATCTTCACCAAAAATCAAGTCTCTATTTACAAGAGTACGAGGCATGTAAAAGACATCTTGACCGAAAATCTTTAGACTTTCAATGATTATATTTTCATGTAGTCTTTTTTCGTTTTCGTTACCAATGCCTCGGCCTGCCTGAAAATAGTGATTGACTGCCATGGCATTATCCTATCATCATTGCTGGATTTAATTCATAGGTACTTCTAATTTCAGTTTCTAATTTCATAATGTCGTCCATCGCTTGTTGGTAAATTTCTACACCGTTTAGTGTAACACCACCAATCATCTGCACTCCACCAAATTTAGATAAGTTAGTTCCCCATTGTTTTTTAAATAAAGCTGTTGTATATCTTTTTAAATAGATATCGTCCCATACATCTGTATAAGTATCGGGGTCTAATTTTCTATACGCTTCAATTACAAGATATTCACCAACTTGTAAATCGTTAGTCCAATCCATATCAATGTATAGTCTATTATCATGTTGATTAAATCTTAATGGTTTTTCACCTACTAAAATATGGTCTAAGAAATCTAAATGTCTTAAAACAATATCATAATTAATAACACTTGTAGATGAAAAATCATATAAGTCATTTAATCTCAACTGATATCTAACATCAAAAAGATTTAAGTTACCTTTATCTGAAAATGGGAATATATTAATGACTGAGATAACGGAATCTGGTACTACTAGAAAATTATTGCCTTCTTGCCAATTAGTTGTTACAGAATTTTTTGTTGCTGTTTCTGAAGAATTGCCTGTAATTCTAGTTTTATCAGCTTGTGTGTACTGATATTTTAAATATGTTCGTCTGATACCATCATAGTGGTATTGTTGAAAATACTGGATAGCTTCGTCTATTCTGTCCTCTAATTGGTCGTCATCAACATTTACTTCAATGACCGGTTGACCTAAGGCTCTTAGACAATATTGCTTCAGTGTTTCTCTTGTATTTGGAGTTGCCATAAGTAATATTCCCTTTTACTATATTTATATGTTTTTTAAACTATCTTTGGGAATAGATTGTCGGAACAAAATAACTTAATATCCTCTTCAGGTAAACCTAATGATTGCATAACTCTAGGTGTATGAGGGTTCTTTTGTTGATGTTCACAATAGTAATTTTGTGCTTTTATTACCTCATCTCTGTCGGAATCACCATTATACTGACCTATTTTAGCTAGGTAATTGTGTAGATTGCCTATTGCTATATCGCATATTTGATTTAATTCATCAGCCTCTTGAACATTACCAGCTGCAATCATACCACCACTAAAGATTGCTTTTGCCCAATCTGGCAATTCTCTTTCTCGACTTGGTTTATAGTGTTTTGTCTCTTCTAAAAACCATTTTGTTAATTCGTGTTCTTTTTTCAACAACGGACTAAAATCGTGAAAGGCGCCTGTGACCTTGTTCTTGCCTGCAATGATATCAAATCCATATATTGGTCCTCCATTTGTCAATTCTGGAAATAAACATACATGCATCATCCATAATTTTTTACTCTCCCGAACATCTACTACATCAACATGAGCTCTTCTTACACTTTTATTTCGCCATGTTCTATTAACCCACCCAAATTCTTCATTATTAAATCTTTCCATGCCTGGTTCATTGTATTCTGTACACTGAACATCCAACATGTTTACCATGTCGTCTTTTAATCTAATCAGTCTTTCCCAAATCATTCATTTCTCCAAAAAGTCTAGTTGCATATTCAAAACATAATCTAGCCTCACTAACAACATTAACTTGATAGATGTTTAAATACTGGTTAATTTTCATTCTAACTATTTCTTTATACTTCATTTGTTCTGGTGTAAAAAAGTAATAGTTATTTTGACCTGGTGTTTTTCTTCTTATCATTTGCCCACCAGATAAATCTCCTAGGTGCCTTACATAGATATGAGCATAAAGTTTTTCTGTATCTTCTTTTATATTTTCTATGTGTCTTAAATAACCTATCGTACTTTTTGTTAAATCAGGAGCGTATTCTTCTTTCCATAATTTGTAGTAATCTTTTTTAATCGCTGAAGCTCTTTGCAATCCAGGTGTATCAACAAATAAAGATAGGTCTTGAGCATACATTTCTAGTGTGGCATAACAATGAAATTGATTATATAAGTAAATAGCATATAATTTAGGGTCAATATTACCTGACATTAAAGTTTTTACAAACTCTTGTCTCTCAGCATTCTTGTGCTGTTCCATTGTTAATTCTTTTATATCTAACATTTTATATCCAAAAAACTGTCATAAGAACCTAATCTTTCATGTTAATACCCATTAATGGTCTATCATCATACAATTTATTAAACTCTCCACCTTTTTCGTTCCAGTGAAAAAATACTTGTGCATTGTTTAAACCAATAAACTCTTCTCTCCAATGTTCAATATCACAACCTCTATAGATTAAAGCATCGCCAGGACTTAAACTAATAGGCAATTCTTGTCCTTCTTTAGTTTTTACAAAAATAGGCCACTCATAATTAGGGTAAACTGATTTGTCAACATTTGATACATTACTGCCAAGATTTATAGTAGCTGAAACTTCACAACTAGCTCTGTCAATGTGTCTATCTAAAACTGAACCTTTTTCGTAAAGTCTCCAATATGCATAATTTGGTAACAAATTTAGACCTGTCAAACTTTCAACTTCATTAGTTTTTAGTAATAAAGTTGTCTCCATTAAATGGTCACCATACTTACTAAAAACACCATAACACTGTGTATCATCAAATCTTCCGTCCCACATTTTGTTATAAATTTGTGGTCTATTTTGAGATTTCCAATCTATAGCTTGTACTTGCAATTTACAATATTCATAATAAACATTAATAAATTCTTTTGGTATTAAATTTCTAACAACAATGTATTTATTTTCTCTAAAAAAATCAACTGAACTCATCTAAAAGGCCTTCCTGAACACCACAATACTAAACTGTATCTGGTGCCCTCTGTTACTGGTGTGACGCAATGTTGCATAAAAGATGGAAACACAATGACTGTGCCTTGTTGTCTAGCTTCTAATACATCATGGAATTGGTCATCACTATGATGTTTTCCCAAATCAAACTTTAAATCACCGCCTTTATAATCATTAGTATCCGTTAAGTTAACAGTCACACTTAATTTTCTAATTGTACCTACCATATCTTCATCTTTTGTATAACCAAATGGTAAGAGACCATTTTTTCTAATAGGCACATCTGTTAAGCCATGAATATATCTTTTCATCTTAGCATGATGGTCACTAGCCATGTCATTGTGCCATCCATAAAAACCACCAGGAGAATGATATGTAGTAAATTGAAATTTCTCTTGTGTGTGAAATTCATATTTCCAACCAGCACTATTGTTTGCATCTAACACAAGAGGCATAATTGTATCGTATAACCATTGGTCAGTTAACCATGCAATTTCACTATCTCGTATATGCATCTTTGATTTATCTACATTTTTTAAATCAACTGTTGTTCTTTCACCTTGCGATATAGAATTTTCACTGAGTTTTTGTTTATCACCAAAAGTTGTTGCATTAGTATCAATGTTATTTTTTTTATCATCTTCAATTGTAGATGTACCTAGGTTTATAATTTTATTACAAACATCTTTTGATAACGCACCTTTAAAATACCAATAATAATTTTTAAGTTCCATTATAAACTTCCTTCGTCATGTTAATATTTAGTATGCACCTGGCATTGTTATTTTTAGGCATACGATTAGCATGTAAAACATTTCCATCAAATGCTAAAATTCTACCTTTTTTAGGTTCAACTTCTTTAACAATACTTGTGTTATTAAATAATACAGTATTTCCGTCTGTATCGTTAACATAGTATATTAATGAATAGTGTTCTTTATCTTCATCAATATGAATATAATTATATTTGTCACCATTATCTTTTTGAAGTGTTAAATTAGATTTCATTCTAATAATATCACCTATAGGAAACTTTGCTCTTTCTTTAAATTGTAAAACTAATTTAGCACAGGTAGGACCTATATCGTTATTATTAATCTTTTCACCATTAACAATTGAGTTTACAAAGTAAGGTTCGTCTTTTATATTATCTGTTAAATTTTTAGATAAGTTAAACCTAGATATGTTTTTTAACCACATATCATATTCAACAGTTTGTGGATGATATACCCAATTACAGTGATAACTATTTAAAAAATACTTTTCTAATTTGTCTTGAATATTTTTATCTATGATATCATCAAAAATCAAATAATTCATTTTATCTAAACCTTTGGCGAATAACTATTAAAAAATACATTTAATGTTAACCTTCCATTATTAATATCTGTGCCGTGATTATTCAGCGCTTTGTGTCTAATATGTCCTGGAAACAATACTGCTCTATTTTGTAAAAAATTTACAGTTTGTGTTACATTATCATTTTCATCATAAAAGCATGTTCCAGAATTTAAATTAGTATCTGATATATAAATCATCAAGGTATGTTCTACAGGATCCGTATGTATCCAATCTGTTTCATTATCATTATCTAATCTTAAATGTGCGTAAGATGAACAATTAAAACGAGCACCTTGATAAAAATTTCTAAATTTATGATTAAACTCTAATAAAATTAAATTAAATAAAAATGGTTCAGTTTCGTAAAAATCTCTACTTCTTTGACCAGGCCAATTACCACCACCAGGCCAAAGATTTTGTTTTGTGCCTTCTTCTAAAGTGTATAATTTTATATTTTTAAAATGATTTTCTATATTATCAAAGTTGTCAAAAAAGTTGTCTGCAACAATAACATTATTATTCATTGTAAATATAGCCTTTCAAAAATTCATATAAAGATGGCTTGTCTTTAACAGTTTTTTTCCATTGTTCACTTCGTTTATTCATTCTTTCAATAAAAATGTTTTCATTATTAACTCTTTCAGATTTTGAAAAATGACTATTATGATAGTCGATAAAATCTTCATCAATAGGTGACCAATTCATACCTGCAGCTATACAGTGCAATCCCTCTGTGTGTGGAAAATAAAATTCATGTGTTCGATTTAAAATTGCTTGATTAAATCCTGTTCTTAAATCTTTTTTAAAATCTAAGATATCATTACACCATTCTTTGTTTAAATTATTCTTCCAATAATCCGTGTCATCTCTATGAGACATAGCATAATGCATGGCTACAAACTCTGCAAAATTTCTAAATAATACTTTACAATCATAATTAAAGTTGTCTCTATCCCATTGTGAAATATTATCTCTATTTAAATTTCTAATCAATCTAATTAAGAATTCATGTACAGTAAACAAACCATTACTTTCAAGAGGTTCAATAAACCCAGCAGATAGGCCGATTGCAACAACATTTTTTACCCATAATCTGTTATGAATACCTATACGCATTTTTATATTTTTAAATTTTAAACTATCCGTATTATTGCCATTTTTTCTTAAATGATTTTTTAGTTGTTCTAAAGCTTCTTCATCATTGACAAACTTATCAGAGTAAACATAACCTGTGCCTATTCTACTCCATAGTGGAATATTCCATACCCAGCCATTTTCTATTGCCGTACAATTAGTATAAGTTTCTAGTTGTTTTTCTTTATCAATGTAAGGTATTCTTGTTGCCCATGCTGAGTTGTTAGGCAACATGTCTTCATAACTTTCAAAAGGTTCTTGTAGTGATTTATCTAATAGTAAAGATTTAAATCCTGTACAATCAATATACAAGTCGGCATGATATTTTCCGTTAACACTTTTTATACCATTATCATCAATTTCAATTGTATCAATATTTTCTGTAATATGATTAACACCTCTAGGCAAACAATAATGGTCTCTTAACCAGATAGCAAATTTAGTTGCATCAAAATGAAATGCCGTATCTTTTTTAAAGTTAAATGGTATTTCGTTATTTTCATTAAAGAAACATTTATTTTCGTTCACTAATGCCATTTGTGGATAATGACTAGTCGCATAGTCAGAATTTTTAGTTTCTGGAAAATTAAACTTTTTAAACCACCAATCATTAACACCTGCTACATTGTTTTCGATAACTGGTTGACCAAATGGGTAATGAAAAGCCTCACCGTTTTTTTTATAAAAATCTGTAAATTTTATTGATAGTTTATATGAGCCATCTGTATGTTTTAAAAATTCTTTATCATCAATACCCAACCAATTAGTCCAATTTCTAATTCCACCAATCGTGCTTTCGCCAACTCCCATTGTTGCAATATCAGGACTTTCGATTAATGTAATATTTAAATTAGGAAACTTTCTAATCATTGTGGCCGCCGACATCCAACCTGCTGAACCACCACCCACAATTAAAATATTTTTTAACTTTTTATTCATAATAACCTTAATAATAATTTAAATTTAAAACAATTCTTCTTTTGTTATCTGTTTGCGATACTGCTCTATGTTGTATTTGGCCGTCAAATATTACAATTTTATTTTCCTGAGAATAAACTTTAGTCTTTTTCTCATCAAAAAATTCTGTATATCCGTTACAAGTATTTAAATATAATATTGCTGTTTTATTACCGTGAGTGTAATCAACATGAAATTCTGAAAATTGAGGAGTTTCTTTTGCTATTAATAAATTTAGTCTTGCTTGAATTATAGCCTTCACATTTAACTTATCTAATAAAGGTCTTATTAAATTAAACGCATGTGAATTAATTTCATATTTGTTATATAAACAGTGGTCAAAATATTCACCATCTGTTTTTAAATGACTTTGATGAGCGTGATAATGCCACTCAAAATCTTGTGATTTTACAACTTGAACAAGATTATCGAAATCTGGTCTATCCATTATATCATTTATAATTTTCATTGTTTTGTCCTTAATTTAACATTACCTGAAATAGATATTCTGTATTCATCACTTGTATAAAATGGGTAAACTAAATGATTTAATTGTGCAGGAAATAACAAAATAGTGCCTTCATCTTTTTTTTCTACTTCAATATCATATTGGCATTGAGTACCTATAACACTATTATAAGAAAATTGAAATGAATAAAATTTTTGATTATTAAACTTTAATTTTTTTTGATGTCTTTCATTTTCTTTTTCATAAGGTACTTTAATCCAAATACTGTAACTTAAAACACCATCATGTTTGTGTACAGGTAAAAACTCATGTTTTTCTTGTAAATTAATCCAAGGTTCATCTAAGTAAAAAGGTAAATCATCATCTAAGATAGAATAAAGCTCCATATAATTAGGATGTTCATTGAGATAATCATTTACTAAAGGAGCAATAAATTTAAATAAGTCTTCTCTAGTCTTTTCTAATTTAAAATGACTAGGAACACCAGAGCCGGTTAGGCCTGTTTGAAATGCTTTATTTTTTTCTTGAGCTTCTAAACACTCTTTTAAAATGATAGAGTGTAAATCTGTAGGAAGTTTAGATTTTAAAACTTTAAGATTTGGTAATTCAAAGAATTCATAATTATTCACAGTTTTATCTCACTTATTTAATATTATCACCATTGTGTACAAAATACTCTTTAATTTGTTCAACTAATGACCTATAAACTTTTTCATACTGTCTTGTATCAGCTGTAAAACTTACTACTGGATACTTTATAATGTTACCATCTTTATCAGTTTCGGTCACATGCCCTTGTACACTAACAAAACTACCTTGTGATTGAATATGTTTCACCAAAGGGTTGTCATCTTTGTTGACAAAAATTTCTTTACCTAATTTAAAGTGTGTTTTAACTTGATGTTTGAAAATATTTTTATCTTCAACTTGTTCGTACATACTTAAAATTGTTTGAGCAACTTTTTGGTGTTCATCACACAAATCCGAAAAATCATAAGGGTAATCATCAGCACCCTTTAATTTAAACTCTTCTTGATTTGTGGTTAATGCATTTTTAACATCATCTTCGCCTGACATAATATCTCCTAATTATATATGTTTCAACTATTTAGTCGTTTAAAAATTATAGATTTGAACTTAAATCTACAGCATCAATAGCAGTTTGTAAAGCAGTTTTATCATCTTCAGTTAGTGTGATGGATAAACCAGTTTCAATTTTATTAACTAAATCATCTCTTTTATCTGAGCCCAACTCTACCTTAGCAGGGAAGAAAAAATCAACACCGTCAACTGTTAATTTAATTTGTGTTTCACTTGTTGTTGTTAAGTTAAAAGTTGCCATTTCTTACCTCTACGATACAATTGCCACATAACCTGGACCACCGATACCACCATTTGTATCTGAATAGTGTCCGCCACCTGCACCACCGCCTCTGTTAGTTGTGCCGTTTTGTCCGCCACCTGGAGGAGCAGAACCACCACCACCTGGAGAACCTGGTATAGTACCAACATTATAACCACTCACATGTGAAGAACCGGCGCCACCGCCTGCATATGTTATTGCTGAACCCGAGTAGTTTGATTGATAGCCATATCCACC